GTGGCGTCATTGCAGGCTGAAATCCAATCCCTCAAGCGCGAACTCGCGGAAACATCTTCAACTGTTCGCGAAACCGTAGCCGAGAGGCAAGCGGCGAAGCAGGAACAATATCTCAACGCCGTTCAATCGTTTCTGAGCGACAAGTCCCTGACATATGAGGACGAGGCAAGACTAGTCCCCTTGGTTGAGGCAGAAAAGAAGATCAGGCCAGACGCAACCCCGCAGGAAATACTAGACACCGCTTACAAGCGGTTTCTTGCGGGCAGTCCTGAACACTTTGAAAAGCTGTTCCAAGATCGTCTTGCAGCCGAGCAGGCCAAGCAGGCCGAGGAAGCCAAGAAGAAAGCTTCCGAAGCCAAGAAGCTTGCAAACCTCAATGTCAGGTCAAGTCCCGCAGGATCATCCAACGCCAAGTCGTGGGATGAAAACTTAGCAGAAGCGTATTGGGCGGCTCAGCGCAAATAAGGAACTGAGCAATGCCTAGCCCCAATGCAACCTTTACGGAAATGGTGACGACGACCCTGCGCAATCACTCGCGCATGCTCGTTGATAACGTGTCGGACCAGAACGCCCTTCTCACGCTGATGAAGCAGAAGGGCAAGATTCGCACGGAAAGCGGCGGTTATGAAATCGTTCTGCCGCTCGACTACACGGAGAACAGCACGTACCAGCGTTATAGCGGGTACGATGAACTCTCCATTGCCGCTTCGGACGTCCTTTCGGCTGCAAAGTACGATTGGGCTCAGGTCGCCATTCATGTGACGGCTTCGGGCCGTGAACTGCGCATGAACAACGGCCCCGAGCGCATGATTAACCTTGTGAAGGCTCGCATCCAGAACGCCATACGTACTGCTGCGAACAACTTTTCGGTTGATCTGTACTCGACCGGCGCGCTGACCAACCAGATTGGTGGCCTTGGCCATCTGATCCAGACGGACGGCACGGGAACGGTCGGCGGCATCGTCTCCGGCACCTATACGTGGTGGAAGAACCAGTTCAAGGAAATGACCGGCACGGGTACGTATGCGTCTATTCAGGCGGATATGAACTCGCTGTGGCTCTCCCTGAACCGTGGCACCGACAAGCCCGACCTCGTTGTTATGACGCATGACCTGTATGCGGCCTATGAGGCCACCTTGCAGGACAACCAGCGTTATGCCGACGCCAAGATGGGCGCCCTCGGCTTTGAGGCGTTGAAGTACAAGTCTGCTCCGGTCGTGTTCGACTCGAACAGCAACTTCACGACCACGGGCGAGAAGGCGTACTTCCTGAACACTGATTACCTCTACCTCATCGAGCATCCCGACGCCCGTTGGTCGCAGGACGATGAGAAGGTTCCGGTGAACCAGGATGCGGTTGTCATCCCGATCTACTGGATGGGCCAGCTTGTCACGTCGCAGCGCTCGCTTCAGGGCGTGATGTTCGACGCCACCTAATAACGCGACAACGGCAGGGCGGCAATAAAGCCGCCCTCGCCCGACCCCTCTACAAAGGACTTGAAACATGGCTTATGTCATCAATACGCCCATCGCGGGGGCTCAGCCGATTGCTGACCGCGACACGACCAAGCGCCACCCGCTTGGCACCATCGTCCGCGCGACGGATGACACGCTCGGTTCGGGCGAGTTCATCTATCTCGCGGGCGCGGCGTCCACCGCGATCTACGACTGGGGAACCTACAACCGCGACGACCACACGTTTACGCGTCTGGCCGCCAACGCGATTGGCCCGGTCGCCATTGCGATGGCTGCGACGACCGCCAGCTATTACGGCTGGTTCGCGATTTCGGGCAAGGTGTACGGCAACGCCCTCACCCTGTACGCCGACAACGCGAAGGTGTGGATCACCGGCACGGCTGGTTCGGTTGACGATACCTCTGTTGCGGGCGACCTCGTTGTCAATGCCAAGGGCGCGGGCGCGAAGGCTGTCGGCACGGCTTACGCCGAGTTTGAAATTGACCGCCCGTGGGTCAACGACCGTCAGTCCGGCTCGTAAGTGAGCCTTGATACAACATCGAGCGCGGGGGTTTTCTCCCGCGTTCTTTCCGCCGCTCCCGTCAATACGTGCGTGAGCGATGAACAGTACGCCGAGAATATCCGTTCGGCCCTGTCGCGCGGGTTGCCCGAGATTGATCCGAAGAAGCCCCACAAGCATGTGATGAGCATTGCGGCGGGCGGGCCAAGCCTTGAGGACACATACAAGGATTTGAGCGGGGTTGTCTGTGCGGTTAATGGCTCTCTTTCGTTCCTGCTATCCCGAGGCGTCAAGCCGTGGGCAGTGGGCGTTATGGACCCCCGTGCGCACATGGCCGATGTGGTCGAGCGAGTCGATGGGGTTTTCTACTTCCTCGCCTCAACCTGTCACCCGCGACTGTTCGACAAGCTTGCCGGATGCAACATCGGCCTCTGGCACCCCAGCGGATTGCCCGGCCTTGAGGACATACTTGGCCCCGAAAGAATGATGATATGCGGCGGCACCACAATGGGGCTTCGCTGGCTGAATATCGGTTATTTCCTTGGCTTTCGCGACTTCCATGCCCACGGGCTCGATAGCTCGTTCCGGGACGGGAAAACCCACGCTTACCCCGACCATACGGACGGCGTAGGCCATACGCAGATTTACGGTTATCCGACGCGGCAGAACTTCATTCAGCAAGTGCAGGATTGGGCAAAGACCAAGGAAATGTTCTCCCGTATGCCGCAGGACGAACAGCCCACCATCAAGCTTCATGGCGATGGCCTCCTGCAATATTGCGACCGTGAGGGCCTATGCTGACACGCGAAGAGAGATTGCAAAAGCGCCGCCGCAAGAAACTTGAACAAATTTCGCGCGGCTATTGGTGCGTTAATAAATGGGTGCGTTGTGAAAAGCGCGAACAGCAAATGAGGCTTTCATTTGACGGCGTATGGCGCGAAACCGCATACGTGAGAACCGGCGGTTGACAATGCTGAACGTCATTCTCGTCAATGTCGGGAATTATCTTGGACGCGGCGAGGAATACGTTGACCGGCTGACGGCTGCGATAGGCCGCAACCTGACGCTGCCGCATGTTGTCCATGTCCTGCGCGACGATGACGTGACGCCGGGCATTGATGGCTGGTGGAATAAGGTTTTCATGTTTCAGGGCGGGCGCTTTGAAGGGCGTTGCCTGTACTTCGATCTGGATACCATCATCACGGGTTCTCTGGACGATATAGCGTCCTACAGCGGCGACTTTGCGATGGTGCGGGACTGGTATCACCCGACGCTGAAAACCTCGTCAGTGATGGCTTGGGACGCGCGCAAGGCAAATCAGATTTACGCACACTGGCACAACGCCGGGAGGCCACAGTTTCACCCGCGCGGGGACGGCGGCTTTATTGAAGCGGTCATGCCCGGCGCGGAATGCTTGCAAGACAAGTACCCCGGCCAATTGGTCAGCCTGAAGGCTGATTGCGGTTCAGGGGTGCCGGAAGGCGCAAGGGTCGTCGCCTTCCACGGGCTCCCCCGCCCGCATCATCTAAGCGACCTGATGAGGCATTGGTAATGGTTGATGTTGAATCGAGCGGCAAAGTTGGCGTGCGCTTTTTGCGCGCCTTCACCGCAACGAGCGTGGACGAAAAGACCGGGCAGGCCAAGTCGCGGGATCGCATCGAATACTGCGCGCCCGGCATGGCCCATATCGCCAAGACGGCGGAATATGTGTCAATCTTGAAAAAGGATCGTGTTCTGTGGCCCGCGCTTGAGCCGCATTACAACGCCTGGAAAACGAATAACGAAATCCCCGAAACGGGTACGCCCCTTGCGGCATGGGCGGGGTGTACATCTGAGGAAGCGGAGACGCTTCGCACGTTTGCTGTGCGGACGGTCGAGGACGTGGCGGCTTTGCAGGACGGCATGATCCAGCGCATTCCGCTCCCCGGCATGAGGGCCAAGCGCGATATGGCGCAGCGGTTCTTGGCCTCTGCGGATAGCCGCAAGTTTGAACAGTCGCTTGCAGAGAAGGATCAGGAATTGGCTGATCTTCGGGCGAAGTTGGACAACCTTGCAACCATGATGGCGGAACGGCTTGACGCGGACGAAGCGCCCCGGCGCGGCCCCGGCAGGCCCCGCAAGGAAGCCGCAGAAGCCAGCTAATTAAAGGCGGGAAAGCATGACGCTCTTGACCTCCATACAGGACGCAATGACGCTGTGCGGCCTTGAAAGCCCCACATCGGCCTACGGCTCGTCTGATCCGACCGTGGCGCAGTTCGTCGCGTTCGCACAGGTTGAAGGCGACGAGCTTTCCCGCTTCCACGATTGGCGCAAGCTGAAAGTTGCCGGAACCATTACCGGCGACGGCACGACCACGCTGTGGGATTTGCCCGACGACTTCGACCGCCTTGTGGGCGGGCTTGCGTTCTGGAGCGAGGAAAGCCCCGGCGAACAGCTTATCGGCCCGGTGCTTGATGACGAGCTAATCGCCATGAAGGCGATGCTGACGGACCCGCCTGAACCAGTGTGGCGTCTGAACGGCGATGACATTGAAATATGGCCTGCGCTCGATAGCGGGGAAGTCGTTCGCTACGAGTACCGCTCTGACGAATGGATACTTGATAACAACGGCACGACCACAAAGGCCCGTTGGGGCGCGGATACGGATACGGCGAAAGTCCCCGAGCGTATCCTGACGCTTGGCGTTGTGTGGCGGTGGAAGCAGGCCAAGGGCCTGGACTACGGCGAGGCGTTCCGCAGCTATCAATTCGAGCGTGTGCGCGCCGCGTCCAAGGATGGCGGGCAGGGCGTCATCAAGCTTTCGGAAACCGGCCCGAATGACATTGCCCGCATGGGCAGGCTC